AATTTTGTATCAGTCTTTTTATAGCAAAGACATGTTTTATCATAAGGTTGGTCATTTCCAAATTTACACAATGAGATTGCGATCTGAAAACATGCATCATCTTTCACATTAGGGTCGGGGAATTTTCCAGTGGAGCTATTACACTCAATATCAAAGGATGCTACAACAAAAGGAGCGACATCATCTCGTGCGATAGGTTTTAGAGTCTTCCAATCATTACAGAAAAGATCTATATCCACCTTAGCTAGATGTGTACGAACACAATTGTCACCAGAGTTTAGCCACCCAGTTGACTGGATTCCAGACCTGTGCATTAAACGAAGTACTGGGTCAATATTAGATTCAAAGACTTTGAAACGCTCAGTGCCGTAAGACATCTGGATAGGATTTTTCAGAGTGTAATCCATACGACGCCTACTTGCGAGGTTCTTAAAGTCCAACTTCATGTAAGAAAATTCCTTATTATTTTGAAATCCCCAAACATCCTTGGATCTCATAATGGAGTAAGAGATCAAGCAATTAGGACACTTTTTATCAAGAACCCTATAGATTTCTTGTACAGTTTGCTGCGTAACGCGTTCAGGAAGCTTTACAAAGAAATATGGAGTAAAGGCGGTAGTCACACAAACAGATTTTCCATTTTCAGTTTTTCCAAAAATGCTCACTAAATGTTCTTCGTCCGTGTCAACCGTCTCCCATGTGAGTGCCTGAAACTCGATGCCCATATCTTGTGTATACATTGAGCCGAAATTTTAATATCGTTTACTAATAAATGTCAGCTGCTTTAATTGACCTCGTGTCGGTGGGTGCCCAGGACGTCTATATCACTGGTCAGCCCGAGGTGTCGTTTTTTAGACAAAATTACAAGAGGTATACCAACTTTGCAATCAAGCCAGAGAGGCTTGACTATATCGGTACCTTCGGTAGTGGTAATGAGGTTACCATTCCCATCAAGACCAAGGGTGATCTCTTGAGCTATGTGTGGATTGAGGCTGAGAACATCGGTGGCGTTGGTAATGCGAACACTGGTTTCTTCGACAAGGATGAATCCACCACCACCGAGTTCCAGCTTTGGATCGGTGGTCAAAAGGTTGCCCAGATTGACTCCCTTTACATTCAGGGTGTTCATAATCTTCTTTACAAGGATACTCAAGCCAAGGCTTCTTGTGCTCTCACCCTCGATGAGTGCCCCCAGAATGCCCTCGGTTCTTCCACTTCTGCGAACCACTACATTCTCCCATTCTTCTTCAGTGATGACTGGACCAAGTCCCTCCCTCTCGTGGGTTTGCAGTACCATGATCTAGAAATTCGTGTGAAGTGCCGTGGTGGTAGTTTTGCGCCAAGCAATGTAAAGGTTTTCGGTACATACGTGTATCTCGATACAGCCGAGCGTGATTTCTTCATTAACAATGAACATGAGATTCTGTTCACCCAGACTCAGCACCAGCTTATGAGTGCCTCCGATACTGAGGTTGATCTTACCTACTTCAATCACCCAGTCAAGGCTATCCACGTTGTTTCTTCCGAGGCTGATACCAATAAGTGGTCTACCAACTGGACTTTCGATACCGCTACTCTCTACATTAACGGTACTCCCCTCTTCGAGAATATGTCCGCAGCCTTCCACCACAACGTTGTCCCAGAGATGCACTGCTCCGTCCTCCCCCAAGATGCTCTCAGCACTGTATCCACCTTCACTTGGCCTTTCTGCATCACTATGAACAAGTCCCAGCCAACTGGAACCCTAAATTTCAGCCGAATTGATACCGCCAAGTTATCTCTCAATGGTACTGGTACCAGGAACGGTAACATGGTTCGCGCTTACGCTGTGAACTACAACATTTTACGCGTCAAGCAGGGTATGGCCGGTGTCGCGTTCGGAAACTAAAGTACCTAAGTCAAACTTTAGCTAGTAATTTTTATGTAAAATGGTAAAATCTTCTTCACGTCCCCGTAAGGCGTCCAAGTTCACGATAGATCTTGGACCCGAGATTGACCGGGTGGTAAAGAAGAAACTACACACACGCGATGTTAAGATCAAAAAGCAACGGGTCATAATCAAGGCTCTCGAACAGGAGCGGGATAAACTTAGATCTCGTAAAAGTGAGGTTAGTGATTTGAAGATGAAGCAGCAAAAATCGCATGTCTCCAATCTTCAAGCCACGGTGGACGATCTCACCAAAAAGTTGAAGGAGGCGGAAAACAGAGTCGTTACAGTGGAAAAGGAGATACGAGAATATAAGATCCAACGGGTTAATATAACTGATAAAACTGTTGAAAACGCTTTTAAGCGTCTCCGGAAAGGTTTCAGTTTATTTGCGATGCAAGCTGAAACAAGGCGGAGAATCAAACTCGCGGGGCGTTACAATGAAGCGTTAGAAATTGATGAACGAAGGCGGAGAGTGCAAAAGAAATTATGTTAAGCTCTTTAGAATTTCCTTAGTCTTGTTATACATACGCTCGTGATGTCTATTTGTGTATCCTTTCTTGAGGCGTCCATTCTCAATTACTTCCGATTTGAGTGAGTCCCATAGTTCCAAACGCTTTTCAAGAAACGTCTTAAACTTCTCGGGATCATTTGTGGACGTGTACCTTACTTTATCAGCCTCTAGGGCTTTCTTCGTAGCAGCAGCACGAGCTTCCGCAGACTTTTTCTGAATTTCAGCGTAGGAGAGGCGTGGACCGTTATCGTCTTTTTTCTTGTTCATAATACTTTGTATAGAACTGATATCTTTATACCTAAGTACCATCGCAATATACCCAAAAACAATCAAAATGCAGTCCGAACCCTTCTCCCTATTTGCCGTCCAACCCCATGATTTTTTAAAATGTCATTCTAAATCAAATGATACCATTCCTTTTACTCGGGGGGTTTGGGGCTCTAACCGCTTACAGTTTAACTGGGAGTCAGCTTATAACAGCCCGCAAAGCAAAAAGCCTTATCAAAGCTGGAAAAATAAAACGCGTTATAGACGTCCGCACAAACATGGAATGGCGTCTCGGGCACTATCCTGGCGCAGTTCACATTCCAGTGAACAAACTTGGAAAAAGAACAACATCTAAACTTCCCAAAAAGGGTTTGCTGGTATATTGTAATACCGGTCAACGTGCGAGATTCGCGGCAGAAAAGCTCGTAGAATTGGGTTTCACCGAGGTTTACTACATTTCTGGACTCTACACAGATCTTCTCTAAACCCAATTGGCAAACTTCTTCTTGGGCTTCTTTTTCTTCTTTCCTATTTGTGAAATCTTATGAAGAACATACAAATAGAAAATTCCTAGCGGAGCTAGTTTCATTTAATATAACGACACATCATTTTTTTAACCTTATCCGTGTTTTCAACAATCTGTCCAATCGCATTCTTTCTTTTCGCATGAAGACTGAAAGTTCAGCTATATCTCCTTCCAATTTCATTTTACCAGCCTGTCGTACCCAAATCGTCTGATCTACCTGAACCATGTCCACACAAGACATTTTAGTGTCTGGGGCATTACTATGATGTATAGCCAAGACTGTAGCATCTTTACGAGTTTCCTTTGGTAAAGGGTTTCTCTCACTACACACAACTACATGAGCACCTGAGTACCCAGACACGTGTAACCACCAGTACTTCGGTACACTCGTTATTGTAAGTTCATCATTCTCTTTTGCATTTTCACCCACTCGTATGACAGTGCCATCGAGTGATGTATATTCAAGCATAACTATTCTTATATTTTTTTCCTTATGTAGTATTAATGCACGTCGTATTACAACCAAGTCCTTCAGTAACACACAGATATAGAGTAACTCTTCCAAATCAAAGAACTATAGATTTCGGTGAAAGGGGTCTAAATTATTATCCAGATCACGGAAATCCAAAGATTATGCGTGCACAACTTCTTAGGAAGGGAGCCATTATTCCTAAGGAGCTGCGAGTGGAGAGGGATCCGGGTGAGATTCATAGAGGAATGTTGCGAATCAAAGAAAGTTCTAAGGAGGATTGGGAAGATTTCTTCCGGGCAGAATACTGGGAACGCTGGATACTTCATACTCACACTAGTGTCACTAAAGCCAAATTGTCAATGGTCATGAGTCACGGTATTCTTTTTATGCCTACACCTGAGGACTTATGGTTCTGTAAAGATGAGATTACGAACCAGTAGATCCAAAACCACCATCACCCCTGAGTGTCTCCTCGAGAAGACCGATTTCCTTAATCATAGGTGTTTCACACCTCTCCAAAATCAGTTGAGCGATACGATCACCCTTCTTGATTTCAAAGTCTTCCGTACCATGATTGAATAGGACGACCTTGACTTCACCGGTATAATCAGGATCGATCACACCCGCACCAACATTAATGCAGTGCTTCACAGCGAGACCAGAACGAGGAGCTACACGTCCATATAGTCCATCGGGGATGGACAGTGCTATCCCTGTACCTACTAAAGCTCTCCCCGCTTGGCACGGTACAGTCGCATCTTCGGAGCTATATAAATCATATCCCACAGCACCATCAGAACCACGAGTAGGCAAACAAGCATCGTAAGAAAGTTTTTTTACTCCGAGGGGCATCTATACACTTATAAACTCAAATCCTTAAGCTTTCACATACTTTTTCTTTTCATCTTCCGTGAGAGCCCTCCACATCTCACCCAGTTTTGCGCCAATCTCTGTAAAGGTTAGGTCTGGGTAGTCCTTTACTACGGTGGGTCGCATCTTCTTAACGAAGTTCATGTAAGCGTTAGGCTTACGCTTGGGTTTCTCCTTCTCCTTCTCTTTGGCACCACCACGGAGACGGAGGACAAGATGAAGCGTAGACTCCTTTTGAATATTGTAATCAGCTAGGGTACGACCATCTTCCAATTGCTTCCCCGCGAAAATAAGTCGCTGCTGATCAGGTGGAATACCCTCCTTATCTTGAATCTTAGCTTTGATATTATCGATCGTGTCCGAAGACTCAACCTCTAGGGTGATAGTTTTTCCAGTGAGAGTTTTCACAAAAATCTGCATACTACTAGTATATTAGATTTATTTCTTTAATCAACCTTTATCCGTTTACGAGATTCTCTTGAAAATGTCAAAGCACAAATACCATAGCTAAAAGTAGTTATAAACATCTGTGAACCTATCATGTATATTTTAAAAAGTAAACCCTCTTCATGAAACAGTTGAACGACGAATAACAACATCATGGTTTCATAGAATACTCGGATAACTAGGTTAGATATCCGGTAGAGGATATCCAAAAATATAGATCTCTTAAATAGACGACGTAAAATTAAAATAGATGTATCTATTTCAACGAGACCAGCTAGAGCTGTTAAGGAAGCTGCCTCGGGAGTGAATAGAGGAAACAACAACATAGACATCGCAACAATATGATGTAAAATCACTAAACCAGAGAGATGCGTTGCTTGTGGTAAACAGTACAACCAAAATGTATCATACATTAGGTGGTAAAATAAAGCTTTCGTTAAAAACATAGGATCAATTACATATCCAAAAAACACTTCGGCCATACACAAAAGAGAAAAGGGTATTAGAAAAAGACCGGAAGCCACATCATGAATAAAAACTACTAACTCGTCGTTATTCATTTTGTGAAATGATAGATGTATCCTTTTAATATAGATGCACTCAAAGGGTTTCGAACCCTTGACCTCAAGCTTACTAAGCTTGCGCTCTACCCCTGAGCTATGAGTGCTGGCAGACTTGCCGGGAATCGAACCCGGAATGCCAGATTAGAAGTCTGGAGTGATATCCGTTTCACTACAAGCCCATAATGCTGAGAGCGGGGTTCGAACCCGCGCGTGCATAGCACAGACGATCTTAAGTCGTCCTCCTTAGACCACTCGGACATCTCAGCTTTGGTGTGTTGTGTACACCGAATTTTAGTTTACTGATTTCTTGGTGGAAGAGGTATAGCCTCATACTGTATTGTCGCGGGTTCCAAACTTCCTAAAAGATTTTCCAAAAGACCCCGTTGTTCTCGTATAGGTCTCGAAATATTTTCAAATCTAGAGACTCTAGATCTTAGAAGTTCACGCTTCATATTAACTAATTCCTGTTGTAAAGTTTCAACCTTTTCCAAGGCCTGTAAGTAATCATTTGTGAGATTGAGTAAATATACCTTTTGAGTTTCTCCACCGAGTGCGTATAGTCGTTTGATGTTATCACAGAGTTCGAGATAAGTACCCTCTGGTAAACTATCCCTGTTCTCATCCACCAACGACATTATGTTTCTTATAGGATCATCGGACGACATATTTCTATTAAGTCCTAAATCTTTAAGTGTTTAGGTGTTGGTTCATATGCCAGTCTATCCTCTAGTTCTTTACGTTGTTCCTCTTTCTTTGTTTCAATCCCTATACAATTGTGAACTTCTAAACGAAAACATTTGATACAAAATCCACCTCCGCAGTATTTACAGTCCATTGGAACTCCACATTTCTTTTTACAGTTTTGACAGGGCATTGTTAATTTTAACGGAGATAAAGATTATGAGATATTTTCAATAAATGTCCCTCACTTACGCTCTCTCCAAACCAATTCCGACTACCGCATCCGACTATAAACGTCTCAAGAATACCTTGAAGAACTCTACAGCTGGATATGGATCTGCTCTTTCAGCTTCCTATTTCATCACCCAAGGTGCTGAGCAAGGTGTCTCAGCTATGCTTGGAGCCGTAACTTCTTACGCATATGTAAGTCTACTTTCCGACCGCGTAGATAAACTGGAGAAGTCTACAATTCAAAAAGAATTCTTCGCACCACTGAGTGCAGCTGCGTTTGAGGTTGCTTGGAATAATGCCCCATTTGCGTTTGATTTTGATTATGGTGCCACCTTTGTTGGATTCCTTGCGTATAAATTCGCCCTAACAACAGTTGTATATGAAACCGTTAGAGACATGATGATATCCGATAGTGATAGTCTATATGATACAGAACCTAAAGTGTATAACGATCTATCCGATTGGGGTGAACAACACGGAGAGATTGACATTACAGATGAAGCGGTTGTACCCGAGATTAATGAAACACGCGATGACCCGGAGCATTTAACTTTGAAAGTTCACGAGCAATCTTGACGACACGGCGAGGAGACATAACACCTTCTTCAACACGTATTTTAAGCTTAAACTTACCCTCCTTGTTTAGACCCTTCATAGCACTGATACGCTTGATGGCCTCTTTCTTGGTGAGCGGTTTAGCCTTCTTGGAAGGCTTGGGTTTGGGGGGAGTGTTGTTAACATTAAGTTCCCGAAGTTTTTTGGTGTTTGAATTTGTTGTAACCATACCTTTCATGAAATTGTTAATACCCTTCTTTACTGCTTGCTTTTTAAGAGCAGCCTTCATAGAAGGTGTAAGAGTCTTCTTCTTGACAGCCTCTGGATACAGTTTGGCGAGGGGAACATTATTCTGATTGGCGAGAATTTTCTTCACCTCCTCTCGCGAAACTCGCTCACCCTCCTGAATTTTCTTCTTTAAACGTCCACATAAATCACTGACAGTCTTCTTATTGGGGGTGGGTATACCATAGTCCCTGGCAACCTGTACCACTTCACTCTTCTTATGAAGACGGCACTTCTTACGACCAAACTTAAGATCACCTGCCTTGTCCACATTTAATACATACGAAACCATTAGTTACTAGATACTGAGATTTTTAGTCAAAGTACAAATTGATTTTTCCATCATAGTCACTGTGGGTATCCAACACGAAACCTAATTTTTTCATTTTCTTTATCCAATCATCTGCTACTGGGTGTTTAGTATTCATGGAAGCGTCTCGGGGAAGATTTTTCTGATTGATTTTCTTACCATTTTTGTGCATGACTGTATTTTTCTTTCCGACATCATACTCCTTTTTAGTCTCAAACTTTGACTCAACAATCTCATTTTCAGCATCTCTCTTGACTTTATAGACGTAACATTCAATCTTACTCTTATCATTACTTAGTGTGTAAAATTTGATAATCTCATCAACAAGATCCCAACCAACACCGTAGTATCTGTAGTTTGGAGCGCATATTTGGGTATCTACCCCAATGTGTCGCAATAACTTCTCCACGTGTGAAGTAATATCTGATTCAACGGATCCAATGTTGACTCGTGTTAGATTAACTTTGTTAGTTTCTTTATCTATGGAAATACTGAAGCTATATGGAGATATATGTACAGTCTCTCGAAACTCTTTATAATAGTTATAAACACCCTTTAAATTGGATATGTACTCACGCTCTATTTTTCCAATCTTTCTGTGAAAAGGGTAGACATTACGAGTATAAACATCATAAAACTGTTCCAAATAGTTAACACGAGATTGGGAACGGGTACGATACATGAAAAACAAGGCAAAAAATATTAGAATTAATAATAATGTCATTACAATTGCTATGAAAATAAAAAGTCTAAAACACATCTACGAAGAAGTATGGAGGTAGTCACTGATTTTCTTGGTAATGGACTTACCAATGCCGCGTAGCTTTGCAACCTGAGGAAGGTTCTTGAGAGTAACCTTCCAGCCAAGTTCATAAATCATGTCCGCAGCCCGAATGTATGCGTTGCGCCTGAAATTGTCCTCAGCCTTATCAGCATATTCATAGAGTAGATCAGAGATGCCAGTGTTGTGAGAAACAAAGTAGTCATCATCGGAATCGGTGAAATCTACCGTTTCGTTCTCAGATTCGGAATCGTAGTCATTAGATGCGACGGACTCCTGATAGTCGGAGTCTTGCTCTTCCAGATATTCGTCAATCTTGGTGGCGATACCTTTGCCAATACCCTTTAGGTTGAGTAGGCTCTCACCAGACTCAACTCCGTAGTCAAGCTTGCGAATAACCTCCGCAGCCCTCTGATAAGCGGCAGTCTTGTAAAAATCAGAGGTCATCTCTCCAAGTTCAAGGAGACGATCAACGATACCCTGGTTCGGACATGTCTTTCCGATGGGTGATGCGGTCTTGTCGTAGAGGGACCTGAGAGCACTGACCTTCTCTTGGTTAGCTTCATTGAGGAGGTTCTTGAGCTGCTCAATCTTGTTGCGAGACTCTTCGTAGGTCTCGGGAGATTTCTTCTTGAGGTCGCGGACTTGCTTCTTGAGATCAATCTCGTTGAAGGTGAGAGTGCGAATGGTTTCGCCTTGTTCGTCGCAGAGGCTCTGGAGTTCGCGGTTCTCCTTCTCAAGCTTGAGGATGTAGTCGGTAATGGAACGGGAGTTCATGGTAGTGGACATTGGAAGTTTTATAAAAATGAAGTAGTTTTCGCGGACTTAGGTGTTTAAATTATCTTTTTTAATAATAGAAGATGTCCGGTTCAGGAGCAGTCGCCAGATTGATTGCATTGGGTGCCCAAGATGTTCATATTTCTGGAGATCCACAGATCAGTTTTTTCAACTCCACACATAAAAGACATACAAATTTTTCACTTTTCCAACAGCAACAGGTCATAGAAGGTAACCCCGCTGCTGGTAACACTTCAACGATCACACTCAAGCGTTCAGGTGATCTGTTAAATTATTGTTTCATGACAGTCGAAGAAAATGGTTCTAGTAAACTGATTGATGATTGGTCAAATGTTATCGAAGAATCAGAATTATATATCGGAAATCAACTTATAGATCGTCAGACGTCAGAATTCACAGAAGAAATCGCAATAGATCTTTTCGCAACAACATTTGCCAAATCATATCAAGCATCTTTACATGGTGGTTTGGGTTCTGAATCATACTTTTATCCATTTCGTTTTTTCCATTGTGAAAACTGGGGATACAGTATACCACTTCTAGCTATTCAATACAGTGATGTGCGTATAAAAATTAAATGGAGTTCCAATCTCAATGTCAACTATAAACCAAAGTTCTTTGCTACATATGTAGCACTAGATCAAGCTGAGAGAGAACAAATAGCTAGTCCAAAAGAAAAGATAATGTTGATTCAACAGGTTCAAAAAACTGAACCATCAAATGAACCAGTTCAAACCCTGTTTTTCAATCATCCCGTGAAATTCATAGCCTCAAGTAATGCTTATGGTGATAATAACCTAGTTTCAGTAACTAATAAAGTAAGTCTAGAAGTAAATGGTGTAGACATGACAGAACAACAAACGGCAATACCGTTCTTCACAGCCGTACCTTCATACTATCATACTGATTACGCATCGTCAAATGCTGAGAACATGTTCTTTTATCCATTTTGTATCAAAACATCCCGATACCAAATGACAGGTTCTCTAAATTTCTCAAGAATAGATGGGTTCAGAATACATTGCACGGCACCAGTGAACCGTCCAATCTACGCAGTAAATTATAATTTCATCAAAATTAAAAATGGAATTGCGGGTCTCATGTACGCAGACTAGGACACACCTTTATGTGTTCAGTCATCAATCTCTCCATATACTCTACCCCACAATGTGGGCAAGGAATCCACTTTGGTTTACTGCATT